CAAACAACCACAGATAGCATGAACGTGTTAACTTTTGACAGTTTTGGAGGTAATCCTACTGCCATCGTTCATCTGTGGGGGTTGGATATTGATAAAAGTGCTAATGACAATTTGCTGATGCAAGTTCAAAACATTATGTTAGATGATATCAAGCTTGAAGGTTTCAGCTTATTCAATCCGCAGTTAGACATCAATGAATCTATTGAAATTGAAGATAATCAAGCATTATCGCATGTAACTATAAATATCGAGTATACAAGTCATTAATTGGCTTGTTTTTTTATATAATTTTTTAGGAGGGCAAAACCTATGGCAATTAAACAAGGTACTGATGAGTTAGTCTTGATTCGTAAGGCTGGCGATAAAAAAGATGCAAATAAAGTAATGTGGGTAACAGAATTAGAACGCGAAACTGAAAAAGATAGAGATACAGAAGCTACTGTTGATGGTCCTGTTAACTCTGGAGGTACTTTAGAGTCTACCGTAACTATCACTTGCTACATGAACCAAGACGACACGTTATGTGATGAAATTGAAGATGCTACCGAAGAAGATACCCCTTATGAATTATGGGTAATTAACAAAAAAGTGAAAAATTCGGAAGGTAAATACAAAGCTGAATATCGTCAAGGTTATTGGAATAGTATTGACCGTACAAATGACGCTGATGATATCGCTGAATTCGAAACAGAATTTGGTGTATATCTTAAAAAGAAACGTGGATGGGCTACTTTACCAGAACAAATCGAGAAAAACAAAGCGGCTTATGGATTCCACGATACTATTGCCGCAGATCCTGCGAACGATGGTCTTGCGTCAGAAGATATTCCACAACCTAACCAACCTAGCACAGTAGAAAGTGTATAACAATGAGGGCCTTAAAGCCCTCTTTTCTTTTTGACTAATAAAATAAAGTGAGGTTATTAATAATATGGAAATCAAATTTAACGGTAAAACAATCGAATTATCATTTGGATTAAAGTTTTTAAACATCATTGATAAAGAAATGGGCATGGAAGCTGAACAAGTTAACTTTGGTAAAGGTACAGAAATGTTAGTACCTGCATTAGAAAGCCACAGTGTAGTAGATGTTGCAAAAGTGATTAAAGCTGCAACAGCACAAGAAAAAGGCGCTCCTAAAACAGAAAAAGACTTAGAAGAAGTTGTTGAGAATGTTATTGAAAATACTGGTCTTGAAGAATTCTGTAATGAAGTTATCGAGGAACTGGGAAAGCGTGTTTTAACCCAAAACCTCGTTCCGAAAAAATACAAAAAGAACAGCAAGAAGTAGAGGAAGAAGTATTAACGTTTGATCGTATTGTTATCTTATGCATGAGTAAGCTCAAAATCTATGATTTAGATGTTATAGAGCGAATGACACTTAGAGAATTCAACTATCGTATGTATGCATTAGAGTATGAGCAACTAGATAAAGATATGGATATGTACAAACTCGCTTTTGCTATTAGAGACGCAGCTGCAGAGAAGAAGAAACGTGGCGGTAAAAAAGGCGAGACAGAATATCGCTTCAAAAGTGCCGATGATATTATGCATTACCAAGAAAACATTCAACGATTAAACAAAGGTGAACCTGTGAAGTTCGCTTCTGAAAGCAAATTTGAGGAAAATATGCCTCCTAAAGATTTACTTCAACAAATTGCAGAACTTAATAAATAAGGAGGTGGGAACACGTGGCAGAAGCTAATTACAGTATTAAAGCGACAATAGAAGCTAACGCAAAAAAGTTCAAAAGTGCTATACAAGCAGCTAAAAACAGTGCAGAACGCTTTAAGGGTACTATGGAGAAAATCAAAGATAATAAGATTGATGCAGACTCTTCTGGTGTGAAAAGAGCGGTAGAAAGTGCTAAGTCAGCTATGGAATCATTTAACAACACTAAAGCAGAAGGTAACTTAGATGTCGATATTGATGAAGTTAAATCTAAAGTTGCTATCGCAGAAGAATACGTAAGAAAATTCGATGCTTACAGAGGAGACGCTGAACTTGACGCTAATGTAGCGAGCGCAAAAGCTAACATCGAAGAAGTACAAGCTTATTTAGAACGTTTTGACGGTTCAACAGCTAATGCGCATGCCGATGTGGACGCTAGAAGAGCAATTACAACATTATCAAAGTTACAGATAGACCTAGATATGTTTGATGGTAACTCTTACAGTGCTCATTTAGATGCAGATGCTACAAAAGCTCGTGTAGCTATAGCAGAAGCTAAGAAGTCGCTCAATAGTTTTGCTAGGCAAAAAGCGAAAGCTACTGTAGAAGTTAACGAAGGCGCTGCTGTATCTAAGATTTTAGCGCTAAAAGCGATGTTACGTTCAATTCCAAATAAAGTCCATACTAGGCTCGAGGTTGATGGTAAAGGTGCATCGGACGTGCTAAAAACATTTAGAGCAGGTATAGATGATTATAGTAATGCAATGGACCGCCTAGCAAATGACATTCGTACCACAGGAACTGTATTCGGCAATATGATAAAAGGCTCAATGTTATCTAACATATCTTTATTAGTACCTGCAATAGCTTCATTAGTACCTGCGTTAATGGCAGTTATGAACGCAGCAGGTGTGGTTGCTGGTGGTGCTCTAGGAATGGCACAGGCATTTGGTACTGCATATGCAGGTGTTGGTTTATTTGCTGGTATGGCAGTCAGTGCTTTAGACATGCTCAAAAAAGGTACTTTAGAAGCTACAGCAGAAACACAAAGATATCAATCGGCATTAAACAGTTTACAAAGTGCGTGGGGAGGCATTATTAAACAAAACCAATCTCAAATATTTAATACATTAGCAAATGGTATTGATACTGCAAAAGCTGCATTACAAGGATTAACACCTTTTATCTCTGGAGTGTCAAAATGCATGGAACAAGCTAGTGCTAAAATGCTTGATTGGGTTAAAAACTCACAAGTTGCACAAAGTTTCTTTGAAATGATGGGTACAACAGGTGTAAGAATATTCAACAACATGTTAAGTGCAGCAGGTCAATTTGGTAGTGGGATTATTAGTGTTCTCACTCAACTAGCGCCACTTGCTGAGTGGGTTTCAGCTGGATTTAAGAAAATGGGCGCTGCGTTTAACTCGTGGGCTCAATCTACCGAAGGCCAAAATGCTATTAAATCGTTTATTGAATATACAAAACAGAATTTACCGTTAATAGGTCAGATATTTGGTAATACTTTCAAAGGTATATTCAACCTTATGAAAGCATTCGCACCTAACACTCACTCTATTTTAGAATCACTTGCTCAAATGTCTGAGAAATTTGCTTCTTGGAGTGCTACTGTTGCTAAGTCAGACGGATTTAAGAAGTTTATAGCATATGTTCAAGAGAATGGTCCTAAATTACTTCAATTATTAGGTAATTTAGTGATGATTATCATTAATGTCGCAACTGCAATGGCGCCTCTAGCGTCAGTAGTTTTAAACGTAGCTCTAGCTGTAACTGATTTCATCAAGAATCTTACTGCAGCTAATCCTATAATCGGAATGATGTTAGGTATATTAGCCACACTAGGTGGCGCGTTTATGGCCCTTTATCCGGCTATTCAGTTTGTTATAAGAGTTATTGGCCCATTATTCGAATTATTAGGTGGTTTTAGCGGCATAGCTAGCATTATAACAGGAGCTGTCGAAGGTATAGGCGCAGCATTTGCATTTCTAACTGGTCCAGTTGGCATTATTATTGGTTTGGTTGCAGCAGTAATCGCTATATTCGTTGCTTTATGGAACTCATCATCGGTATTACGTAATGCAGTAATAGGAGCATGGAACGCTATTAAAAGTGCTGTTGGTTCAGCAATACAAGCTGTCATCGGTTTCTTAGGAGACTTATTATCTCAAACTCAATCTATCATGGGACCTCTTGTACCTATATTCAAAAATGCTTGGGACACAATCGTACAAGTTGTTGAAACTGCAGTTAAATTGATATCTCCTATTGTTTCTCAAGGTTTCCAAGCTTTAGTTGCTGTTGTAAGTACGGTTTGGACTGTGATAACTACAGTTATTAAGGTTGCCTTTGATATTATTATCGGCATTATTACTGTAGCACTGCAGTTACTTAGCGGCGACTGGTCAGGTGCTTGGCAAACAATATTAAAAGTTGGTCAAACAATTTGGCAAAACATTGTATCTGCAGCTCAAGCTATATGGAGTATTTGGAGTAATTATCTACAACAAACTTGGCAAAATGCAGTCAACTTCTTTAGTACAATATTCAGCCCTTTAATTGGTATCGCAGGTGCTATTTGGGGTGCGATTGTTAATACTGTTATCTCTGTAGTTAGTGGATTGGGAACTTTCTTATCTAATATATGGAGTGCAATTGTTACTATGGCACAATTGCAATGGAACGTTTTAGTAACGGTAGCACAAACGATATGGACTGCTATTGTTACAGTAATAACAACTATAATTACAACATTAGTTACAATTATTACTACAGTTTGGACAGCGATTGTTACAGTTACGCAAACTATTTGGACAGTTCTTGTTACTATTGCACAAACTATTTGGACAGCGATATCAACGGTCGTTATGACTATTGTTAACATCATCGTTACTATCGTTACAACAGCTTGGACAACGATTTCAACTGTAACTTCTACTATATTTGGTGTTATTTCTACCATAGTATCTACTATATGGAATGTTATAAAAGGGATTATACAAGTTGTGTCTGCGATTATCGTTGGTATCGTTACTGGAAATTGGTCGAGATTAAGCGCTATTACAAGTTCTATAATGTCTGCGATTTCTTCTTTGATATCTTCTTTATGGAATTTAATTAAAAGCACAATTATAAACGCTGTAATGGGTGCTGTTCATGCAGCAGTTAGCGGATTTATGAATATGCTTAGTTCTATAGGTTCAGCTATGCATGGCATAGTAAGTTCAGTAGTAAATGGATTTATGAATGTGGTCAATACTGTTAGAAATGGCGTTAACAACGCGGTAAATGCTGTTCGTAGCTTTATAGGCCGTTTCACTCAAGCCGGTACAGATTTAATTATGGGAATGGTAAATGGTATTGAAAAATATTTAAGAGAAAAATAATTTAAAATT